CATTAGTTGTTACTGATCCTGATCCTGATATTGTTGCACCTGCTGAATATCTAGCAACTGCACTTGCTACCACTGTAGCCGTTCCTAACATCACAACAGTAGCTTCAGCAGTAAATCCACCTATTGCTGTAAGGTTTGCTGTTGATAGTATTGTTGCTACACCAAATACTACAGAGTCATTAACATTAACCGCAAGAGTTGCTGTTCCTGCAATGTTTGCAATACCACTAAAGGTACTACTGGCTAAAGAGCTAAATGATGTTGCTGAAAATGCACTTATACCAAACATTGTTTATCCTTTAGGGTTTTCTGATTTTACTTGTGCTATTGCATCTGTTACATTAGCATCTAATATCTTTGCTGTAGTAATATTAGCATCAAGTATCTTAGCTGTAGTAGCAATATCATCCTGTATTTGACTAGCACCTGTAGAACCATTTATTGTAGTTGCCATTAGCCATTACTCCATTCTAAGTTTTCTTCATTCCAATGATACATTAATCCATCATCTGGATAATTTATTGGTGCTTCCCATGTCCATGTAGTTTCATTTAAAGTCCATGATGAATAAGGTTGTGATTCATAAAATACATCATTAGTTTTATCATAGGTATGTCCTATGCCAGCAAAATTTCCTCTTAAAGGCGTACCTTCTGGATGTTGATTACCATAAGTATTATAAGATGTTTGAATCCACTCACCTGGAGTTTCATCTACAAATGTGTCTATATACTCTTGGTCTGCTCTAATAACAGTAACAACTTTTTTATTTAAAACTTTTGCGAAATGGCTCATCCTGTATATGTTCCTGTTGAATTAAATTGCAGAATTGTATCAGACCCTGATGTTGTAATTGTAGGAGAACCTGTTGTAGTACCTGAATATGAAGATGTAGGTACACTTAGTATAACAACGCCACTACCCCCTGCTCCACTATTTTGACTTGGACCGCCACCTCCTCCTCCTCCTCCAGTATTTGCTGTACCAGATGTTCCAGTTGTTGCTGTATTTCCATTACCACCATTACCTCCGCCTCCAGTACCTCCTGTACCTCCAGCACCACCTGTGTTTGCTCCTCCGCCTCCTCCGCCACCAGCTCTAGTTACTGAAGAACCTGTGATACTTGAAGCTAAACCTACACCACCATCTCCACCAGCTCCTGCGGATGCTGCTGAATCTACACCAAATCCTCCTGCACCACCACCGCCACCAGAGCTTGTCCATGTAGCATCATTACTATGTCCGTAACCACCAGCATTACCTTGACCAGCAGTTCCTACTCCAGGAATGTGATTGTCCGAAGCTAAATAACCATAAGCACCACCACCAGATCCTCCAGCACGACCATCACCTTGTCCATTTGAACCATCGGTATCACTACCTCCACCACCACCGCCTTGAACTGTAATATTAGCTATACCTATTTGAGCTGATATAGAAGAAAGTGTTCCATCCGCTCCCTCGTGACTAGATGTTTTTGCTGCTCCTCCAGCTCCAACAGTCGCTGTATAAACAGTTCCAACTGCTGCATTAAATGTACTTGTTCTGTATCCACCAGCTCCACCTCCAGCAGTACCACCACCATTTTTACCACCTGAAGCTCCACCAGCAACTAACACATAGGTTGCAACATAAGTAGTTGGAGTGCTACTTGGTGTTGCCCAAGCATTATCACCTCGTAAAAAGGTAGATGAACTTGCAGTGCCAGTAGCTGATAGTTCTGCTAAACCAATAGCATCATCAGCCACCTTTGCATTTGTAACTGCATCAGTTGCTAAATCTACTGCTGCAATAGAGCCATCAACAACTTTATCAACACCTGTATCACCATTAATTATTGTAGCCATTAGTTAGTTTCCCATATTAGTGTTTCTTCGTTCCATGTATGTAATTCTCCATCATCAGGATAAGCTACTGGATTTTCCCAAACACAGGTATCCTCATTTAGTGTCCATGATGGGTAGGGTTGAGGAGCATAAAAAGCATCTCTATCCTCATCATAAATATAACCAATACCAGCATGATTCTTTCTAAAGTTTTTATTATAAGAAGATTGTACCCAAATACTCCAACCAGTTAAGTTTGTTAAAAAGTTAATACCATTAGTCTCTTGTTCAATTCCGTTACTATCTAGTAACTCATCATTATGAACAGAAACTGTTGCTATTACTTTATTGTTTAATCCTATTTTTGCAAAAGATGCCATATTATTATCCTGTATAAGTTCCTGTTCCAGTAAATGTTAGTATTGTTTTACCGCTGACTCCTGTAGCAACTGTTGGACTACCTGAAGTAGTTCCAGTATAGTTTGCATCTGGCATACTTAATATAACAACACCTTTACCTCCTGCCCCTCCATAATGTGTAGCTGCTCCACCGCCAGCTCCACCACCACCACTACCTGTATTAACAGTTCCAGCTCCTCCAGTTACTCCTGAAGCAGAAACTCCAGCACCACCCCCGCCAGTGCCACCTGCTCCGCCAGAGGCTGTTGTACCTGCACCACCACCACCACCACCAGCTCTTGTTACTGCAGAACCTGTAATTGAGTTAGCTGTACCAGCTCCACCTACTCCACCATTAGTTGCTCCATTTGACCCAACGGCTGATGAACCACCACCACCACCAGCCCCAGCAGTTGCTGAACCAGTACCGCCAGCATAACCCTGAATAGGAGATGTACTTGGCGTATTCCCTGCACCACCAGCAGAAGTTGTCTGTCCTGCGGCACCGCCACCAGAACCACCAGCTACACCTATACCACTATTTGTAGCATAACCACCACCACCTCCACCGCCTGCGGATGATATGGTTGTTAAACTTGATGCTGCAATAGAGGATAATCCACCAGAAGATCCCCTTGAAGTTCCATCTGTATAGCCTATTGCGCCTGCGCCACCATCACCTACTGTTGCTGTAATTACTTCACCATTAGTATGTGCTTGTGTTGATGTTCTAAATCCACCAGCTCCGCCTGCTCCACCATGACCTCCTCCTGCACCACCGCCTGCACCAATAACTAAAAAGTCTATATCATAGGCTGTAGCAATTAATGCCCAAGCACCATCACCTCGTAGGTAATTAGCATCACTTGCTGTGCCTGTTGCTAGTCGTGCTGTTGCTACAGTACCACTTCCAATATTTGTTGCATTTAGATCTGTTAAAGATGAACCATTAACTGCTGGTAAAGCTCCACTTAATTTAGAAGATAATAATGTACTATTCTCATCATGTAGTGTCCCTGTAGTTGCAGGTAATGTTAATGTATTAGTTCCTGCTGTAGCTGGAGCTGATACTGTTATAACTCCACTTGTATCACCTGTTAATTTTATACTAGCCATTATTCATTTTCCCATAAACATGATTCTTCATTTAATATTGCATCTGCATTAGGTTTAGGCGGAATAAAGGCATCTCTATCCTCATCATAAGTACCACCAACTGATGCATAGTTTTTTCTAAAACTCTGGTTATACGAAGTCTGTACCCAAATACTCCAACCTGTCAAAGTAGTTAAGAATGTAACTCCATTAACTTCTTGCTCTACACCTTCACTATCTAGTAGCTCATTGTTATGTAATCTAGTAACATCTATTACTTTATTGTTTAATCCTATTTTTGCAAAGTGTGCCATATGTTTTCCTTATGAGGTATAAGTACCTGCTCCTGTATATTCCATGATTGTATTAACGCCTGAAGTTGTAACTGCTGGAGAGCCAGTAATAATCCCTGTGTAGTTTGCTGTAGGTACAGATATATAAACAATTCCTGACCCACCTGGTCTACCAGGAGAGCCTACAGTTCCTCGTCCACCACCGCCACCACCAGTATTTGCTGTTCCACTTTCCCATCCTACATTGTCTAGACCACCATCACCGCCTCCACCTGCTCCTCCAGTACCTGCAGCTCCTGAACCACCAGCATTACCACCACCACCACCGCCTGCATAAGTAACAGAAGAACCTGTTATAGAAGAAGCTGTTCCTGCACCGCCATTCCCAGCATCAGTACTTGTAGCATTTGCTCCTACTGCTGAAGCTCCACCACCACCCCCACCAATTTCAGGAGATGTTCCTGCTAGACCATTACCGCCAGCATATCCTTGAACTGGAGAAGTGCTTGGTGTATTACCAGCACCACCTGCTGCAGCACTTGTAGCACCACCACCACCAGAGCCACCAGCAGCACCTACACCACTAGATACGGAAGTTTGTCCACCTGCACCACCTGCTGCGGAAGACATTGTTGTGATATCTGTACCTGAAATTTGAGAAGCTCCTCCTGTACCTGCTGATTGAGCGCCTCCACCACCAACAGCTACTGTAATAACACCTTGGTAGTTTAAAGTTTCAGTTGATGTTCTAAATCCACCAGCTCCGCCACCACCAAAGTTACCACCACCAGAACCTCCACCAACTACTAAGAAAGTTCCTGTGTATGGTGCTGTAAGACGAGCTGCTCCATCTGTATTTGGAATCCATCCTTGTGTCGCTCCAGAGTAAACTAGGTCAGCTGACTCTCCATTAATAGCATAATTAATATTTCCAGTGCTACCTTGAAATTTTAATCCATTTGGATTGATAGTTATATTATTAGTGAACCATGTTCTAGAATAATCTGTAAATATTAGTTGGTCACCAACAGAAGCACTGGCTGGTAAGGTAATTGTACATATATTAGAGGTTGTGTTTATCCAATAACCTCTATCTGCTATAGCTGTAAGAGTTGTTCCTGTTATTACAGTAGACTGCCATTCAAGTCCACTTGCTATTCCTGTTAATTGAGAGCCATCTCCAGTCAGACCTGTAGTATTAACACCTGCCTTTGTAACTCCTGCTGATTGAAATTCAATTATTCCAGAGGTATCTGATGTTAGTTTTAAACCATCACTTGTATCTGCATTTATTAAAGTTGCCATATTATAGAACCACCCATTTTTGACCAGAAGGAACTGTGACAGCAACTCCTGAATTGATTGTTATTGGACCTACCGACATTGCATTACTTCCTGATGTAAGAGTATAGTTTGAAGATACAATAGCTGTATTTTCATACATAGTTCCATTAGCTACAGCAGCTGATGCTGCGGCTTGAAAACTTGGTACTGCTCCAGCTCCTGCTGAGGTTAATACTTGTCCAGAAGTACCAGTTGCTACTGCGACAGGATCTCCTGAAGTATCATAACTAATTAAGTTACCATCTGTTCCTACTGCCATCTTAGCTAGAGTAACTGCATCATTAGCTATCTTAGCTGTAGTTACATTTACATCTACTATATTTGCTGTAATAACAACATCTGTTCCACTCATTTGATTAGCTGAATCTAATATAACAGCTTTCTCGGCAGGGTAAGTACAGAACACATCACTCGTTCCTGACAATGTAATTGCAGAACCAGAGTTACTAGATTCTAGTATTGATGTTCTTGATAAAGTTGTACCTGAAGCTGTGTAAGTGCCTGCACCTACTTCCCAGTTATCACCACTAACGATTGCATAGTAAGTTGCATTAGTATCGCCTATTACAGAAAATGCTTGAAAGCCATCTGATGCTCCAGCTAATGTAACTGTACCTGTACCTGTGGTAGTGGTAGTTTCCTTTATCCTATCTTTGACGATAAGAGCCATATTTTATTCCTCTAAGCTAATGTTACTGTTAAATTACCTGATGATATTTTAAATATATCACCTGAATCAATTGTCTTATCAGCCTCTAGTGCTGACCAATAAATCATATTGCCACCTGTTGAAGCATCCCAAAGACCAACCCATCCTACTACACCCCATCCTGCTGTAGCTGTAGGGAATGTTGCATCTGCATCAGAAGCAACTGAACCTGATGTACCAGAAGCAGTAGGGAAAGAAGAAGCAACTCTAGCGTAAGAACCGCCAGATACTTCTGTTCCTGTACCAGCATCTGTAGGACTTGCTGTGTGTAAAGAAATATACGGATTATTTACAGGTGTAAATGAAGCTCCGTTTAGTGTTGAATTTAATAAAGCGACTTCTAGGAAGTCTGACATATCTGCCATGATTGATTACCTCTTAGTTAAAGTTATTGACATTGGATGAGCAGGAAATTCCCCATCATCATCTGATTTAGTTAAAGCATTTACCCCTCTATCGTACATAGAAGCCCAAGTTTGAAGTCTTGCATCGTTCATAATATAAGGCTCTGCTTCACCAAGTGTTGCATAAAGCAATAAATCAGGTGTATCTGCCAACCATATGTTTGAAGGATTAGTGGCGCTCATATAATCTGGTTTATAGTAATAGACCATCTGAACGGTGTAGTCTGTATCAGGAACTGGCGCAAATTGAAATTCAGATCCTAGTAAAGTGTAGTAGGTAGGAAGTCCTTTAAAGCTTGTACCTGCATTCCTAAAGAAATTACTTACAGATAAAAACTCCATCACCTGTACTGGATTTCCTTGTAGGTGCATATCTTTCATAGCTAAGAAGTCATCAGGTATTTCTACTGTACTATCTCCTGTTGAAGCAGTTGCAGTAGCTACCTTAATCATTTGCCTAATTCTTAGGTCTCTTCTTAACCTCTCTTCTGCTAATCTAATGAACTCAGGTATCTGATCTGTTAGATCAGTTCGAGCAAGATAACTAGCTACAGTAGCCTGTAACGTTGTGTATGAATCAAAAAATGCCATTATACTCTACCTTGTTTTGTTCTAAAAAATCTGTTGTCTGGATTGTTAAGCCATAATTTCATTCTCTTTGTATCTATAATATGAAATCCTCTCATTATTCCTTTTTTGTTTAGGTCGTCAATTACTGTTAAAGGAACTGATGCTATCTTATTAGAGAACACATCACCATCACCCCATGTTGTAGATGATTGGTTGTATTCTTTTTTATTCTTTTCAACAATGTCTGTTACATCTTGGCTTGTAGCTATAACGATGTTGTCATCGGTTTCGTGGATCACTGTTTGTTTTAATAGTTCTTTATTTTCTGTTAATATTCTAGCCATAATATCCTCATTAGGAGATGCCCTCCGAAGAGGGCTATCAACCTATAATTTTTACTACTACTAACTAAATACTACTCAGTTAGATCAGCAATAAGTGCATGTGCTGCTTCGTTCTTAACTTCTAATGTAAATTCACAAAGAAGCTGAGTCTTTTCAGAATCACCTGTCTTAGCAAGCTCATTAGTTTGGAAAGGACGTAGGTAAGCAACTGATAGATACTCTGGATCAAGCACAAATGCTTGTTCACCTGCATCGTCTGCATCAGCAGTTGTAAACCTATTTGGAACTACGCCTAATGTCCCAAAATCTGAAAGATAAAAATCGGCTGCCGCAATTACTGTTGTAGCCTTATCTTTAGGAGCCATGTAACGCTGTTCTGCAATACCAGCAAAAGCTGAAACTACTTGTTTCTGTGTAGGAGAAACCATTAATACTGAAGGTGTACCACCTTGTGTATAAGCTGATTTAACTGCTGCTTTTAATAATGGTTCAGTAAAAGCTCTGTCTGTACCAGATACACGAGCAGTAGTACCATCAGAACCAGTAGCACCAGAACCACCACCAACTGAAGTGTTTGTTTCTAACCATGCTTGAATAGAACCAAGTTTACGAGCTGTACTAGCATTACCAGTAACGGCTGCTTGGTTAGCTAACATGATTTTTTCCATGTCTCGTTTTAGTTCAGATGAAGCCTTAGCTAATTGATAAGCTTTTTCAGACTTACGTCCAGCTTTGTCAATTGTTTGCTCAGTACCAGCAATCTGTACAGTCTTTTGTACAATTTGAGTTCTGTTACCAATTCTTACTGTTGGCGCTAATGTTGCTGAAGTAGCATCTGCCCCTTCAACTGCTGCGTTAGATAGTGTTGCTGCAGCTAATGCATCTGTTTGCCACTCGTGATATACCGCAGTAGCGCTTGTTTTACCAATAGAACTCATAAATGGAGTGTCTGTTGGAGAGATGTTGTAGATCATGTCAGTCAGGTCTTCTCTATTACCTTTTGACTGATAGGTTTGATAAATTGCCATTGTTAAAATTTCCTATATAAAGTTTTCAAATAACTTAGCAGCATCACGAACGTGTCCTGAGCCTTTAAGTTTGGATTTTTGTTTTTTAATTATGTCGTTGTTTTGTTGAGTTACTCTAGTACCACTCTTAACCATCTTAGGAGCTTCCGCTACCCTTTTCTTAACACCTGGTTTAGATTTCTGTAACTTGTCATACATTGCTGCCTTATACAAAACAAGAACCTCACGAGCATCACGGACATTAGATACTTCATTGTCTGCGAAACCAATGCTTTTTGCGTAATTGCGAATTTCATTACGAACTTGTTCGCCTTTAGCTGGGTCTGAAAACTCAGGTAGTAATTCTGCCAATTTAACCATCTCTTGAGAGGTTTGTAATTGCAAAGATTTGGCTTGGTCTGCTTGTTGCTGTTGTGCAATGCGACCTTGCTCAGCTCTTAATGCATTTAGTTGTTCTCTCTTCTCGGTTATATCTGCTATCCTTATAGCATATTCTACTCGATCATTTTCCTTTAAGTCTGCTAACTCTTCTGGGCTATCATTACCACCGTTAACCAATAAAGCTTCTACTGCTTGCAGACGCTGAGCGTATAGATCTCTAACTTGTGTAGCCTCGTTAATTGCCTTGGCTTGAGATTCAACAGCCTTACGATTTTCCGAAAGCTCTTGAGTCTTTTTAGTGTAGTCTGCTCCCAATTGATAGTTTGAGACTAATTCTTCGATGGTAACCTCTTTATCTTCTCCTGCAGCTTTCACAGTATATAATTGAGGTTCATCTTCTTCTGTCTCTTCTACTTCCTCTTCGGAATCCTCATCTGAACCCTCTTCCAGATCTTCCGATCCTTCGTCTGACTCATCTGTATCTTCTATTGCTTCTTCTTCAACTTCTTCAGCTACTGGTGCTTGCTCTGTAGAGGGCTCACTAGCATCTAGAAAGTTTTCAAATCCTGCAACACTTTCTACTACCGTTAGATCATCTCCACTTCCAGTTTCTGGAGTCATGGTTTCTTCACTCATTGTATTTCCTTAATTACCACTAGGTGTGGTATTACCGTATAAGCTAAATGCCTATAATATCTTCCACGCTCTATCTTTTATCTCGCCAGTCATAGCGATAGATTCAAGATTAGCCATGATTTCATTTAATGATCTTATTCGTTGGTAAGCAAATTCCCTTTCATTTGCACTATCATCCGCAGAATACATAATCATATTTAATTGTGTATTTTTCATTTCTTCCATCACATCCAGAAACTCTTGAGATTGCATCAAGTTTTTTATAGCTTCTTGTTGGGTCATCTTTGCATACCCTTCTGAGTGATGTTATTAATCTTTTCTAAAGCATCCATTATTGTCTTAGATTTAGCCATCGAGCTATTGTCTTGTTGTCCTTTAGCTTTTATTGCTAACTCTAATTCTTGTAATGCAAACTCTTTGGTTTGTTGTATCTCTTTCATCTGAAGTTCTAGCGCATCTTTCTGAGCGTCTAGTTGCATCTGTTCACGATCTAACATAAGTTTCTGTTCAGCAGATTGAGCTCTCATTTGAGCCTTCTGTATTTCAGCTTTAGCTAATGCTTCTGCTGCAGCTACTTGAGAATCAGCCGTTGGATTATCATTTGCTTCCTGAGCCATTTGCATTGCTTGTTCTTCTGATACTTCCATAAGGAATTGACTATCATCTTTAAATCCAGCCATATGAACAAACTTAGCTAAAGTATCTCTGTATTGTTTAAGATTAACTAAAGGATTGCCTATACCGTAAGATTTAATGATCTCTTCTTGTTTCTGTAGAATCATTTGCATAGTAGATAGTTGCTCTTGCTTACTACCAGTTCCTAAGCCTACATTAACTGTAACGTTGTATTCATTTTTCCATTCCCTAGGATCAAATGATACGAACTCTTTATTGACTCTAATAATTCTTTCTTTTTGTTGGTATTTACATACTAGATGGAAGATACCTTTAAATAATGATGTAACCCCTGTTTCTGCAAATATACGTGCTATTAATTCAAGCTTACCACCCGCTTGGTTCGTCATGGCGGCTATAGCAGTCGCTGTTACGTTTTGGAGTATACTTGGATCCAACCCTTGCTGAGCATCTGAAACTCCTGTACGTTTGGCTTGTACGCCGTCCAAATATTCCAACATAGGAAAAGATTGGTTAGCATTAGATGTTACTTGCATAGGAACTAAAGCATTAGGGCTCTTAATTCTTACTACCCCACCTGCTGTAGATGTTAATAGATCATCGAGGTTAACTTGTCCTTCTACTGCGCCAACTCTATAATTATTAGTTAGATATAGATTATCTAGCATCTGTCTTGTTACTGTTGATTTTATTAGTTGTAGATCTAGTCCTCTATCAGCTAATGATTGACCAAAGAATTTATGTGGGATTGGGATTGGGCATAAGCTATGGAAAGGTATGTAATCACACTCTTCATCCGCTAATATCTCGTTAGATGCATAACATACACGTCTTAGTTCAGCGATACCATCACCGTTAAAATCAGTCTTAATATAGCATTCATAGTATTCCACCAACTCAAGAGCTGGCTCTAGATTATCCATGTCTGTAGGAAGTTCACCACGAGAATATCTAGCTATTCTTTCTGGAGTAAAATCTAGTGCATCCCCAGTAGCTAATGAGTAAACTAATTCTTCATCGTATCCCATAGCCACTAATTCTGATCTTGTTACCATCTTACGGTGTGCAGTAAAATCTGAATCAGCTATTGTTCTAGCTCTCTTAGAGATTAAAAACTCTTCTGGTGGGACGGTCTCTATTTTTACTCTACCTTTATCTGATTCCCTTGATACTTTAATATCATGAGTTCTTATAACAGTTGGAGGTACATCTTGCATCATTGGCATACCAGTCATAGGATCAATTTGTGGTTGTCCAGACATAGGATCCATAACAGGTTGTGGAGGATTCTCTTCCTCTTCTTCAGTTGTCTTTTGTGATACTATTTTTACATCATCATCATCTAGTATTAGGGCTAACTCGTTATCATCTAGCCCATAATATTTTTCAGTTGTAACGTCCTTTGAGTCATCCCAGTATGCTTTTGTGATTCCGACTTTTTGCAAAAGTGAATCTTTGAACCAATCATGCATTATAGAAAAGCCTTGGTTGTCCTTATAAAAAATGTGGTTTACATAATTTGTCGCTTGTTCGGCTTGCTCAGCGTCACCACTTGAGACTGGCTCAAACTCTACTGCCTTCTTTGATGCAGTAAAAGTACGGAGAATTTGCGGCAGAGCCCCATCGATAATCTCTGCAACCTCCCCAGTAACTATCTGTGATTTTCCAGGTTGCTCGTTGCCATATTTCTCCCGCATATAATACTCTAGGGCTTCTTGGCGTTGGTGAGTAGTCTCTGTCTCTAGGTATCCAATAGAGTCATTAATCTCTCCCTCTATGTATGCCTTTAACGATTCGTTTGATTCATTTTTTTTGTATGTCATTTTTTACACGATCCATTGATTGTTTGATTTAATAGGCTCATCCCAAGATGATTCCTCATTAGACATGCTATCTACTACACTACATACATATCTCCATGCATCAGCGCCATGAGAATACTCGTCATGAAGTGGGGCACCAGGAACTAATGTAGTTTGGTTAATAGCTCTTCTGTAATTTTTTAAGCATTCGATAAGACGTTTACTCTTGTTCTCATCAAAGTAAGCTCTTGCAAACGCCATCCTTGCAATCTTTATACCAGTCTCTATGTCACTTCTAGGTATTACTTCTGTTTTCCACCCTAACCGTTGCATGATCTCTTCAGCACTTGTACCGTACTTGAAATCTTTATTCCTAGCATCGTGAGGTAGATACATTTTTCCCCAGTTATGACCTAATTTCTTGAGCTGATCAGAGTAGCTATCGAGTGTCCTATGATCATCTTCTATGTAGTCAATCACTCTTAATTCAGATAGTGATCTTTGACATAAGATAATTGCCATTGAATCGTTCCATCCTAGATCCATAACAACGTGTGTCTTTAATAAAGCATCTGGAGGTAAGTTAGCTATCCTTCCACCTTCCTGAGCCATTCTTATTTCGTTGTGATATATAGCTCCATCTGCTGCAGCTTTGGTATCACCTTCCCATATATTTGCGTAATCTTCTTTGTTGTGTACCTTGCATCTAGCCCGTTCAATCTCTAATACTTGAGGGAACCAAGGATTATCACTGTAATTAACTTTCTCTATTCTGGCGTTTGGTGGCTTCTGGACCACAAACCGTTTATAGGTATCATCAGTATCCATATAAGGATTGAAGGTAACCCATATCTCACTAGAAGGTTTTCTTATCGTTGGGATAAGTATGTCGTATGATCGTTTACTTACTGATTGAGCCTCTTCTATCCAGACCCTATCAACTCCCTCAAAAGACTTAATTGATTCAACCGTATTCGATGCTAGACCAGCAAAAGTAAACTCCGTACCATTCTTACCACGGATAGATGATTCCACTACCTCGTAGAAGTCTCCCAGACCTAATACTTGTATCTGATCCTTTAATAAGGTGTGTACTGATTGCTTAATAGACTTCTGCACCTCTCTGGTACATAGTATTCTAAGCTTCTGTTCAACGCCCTGTAGTATTAAAGCTCTAGCAAAGCCCCAAGACTTACCTGATCCCCTACCTCCATAAGCTACCTTATATCGATGTGGTTCAAATAGGAACTTAAGCTTACTCGGAAACTTTTGAGTCTCTATCTGCATCAACAAATTCTACCTTTAAGTTCTGAGTTAACGATCCATCAGAAGAGGTTATATCTGTCTCACTTCTAACCTTTCCTTCTAAACGATCTAAGACTATGTCAATTGCTTTAGTATCTCCACCCTCAGCTTTAGACACTAATGCTTCCATTACAGATCTAGCACGTAATGCATCATCCTGAGTAATAATCCTGTTCAAGGTATCATTCAGTAACCTATTCTTTTTACTGGAATAATTATTCCCAACACTGGCTTCTTTAGCCTTGTCTTGAGCTAACCTTAATTGTTCTTCTTTTGTCATTGTGTTGTAACTCTCTTACGAGTTGGTTACTCCTTATTATTAGTAATATCCTCTTTAAGCATTATTACCCATTTTATTGGATTGAATGCTTTGCATCATCTTTTCTTTAAGTTTATTTAAATTCTTTGGATCCTTCATTAGGTTAGATATAACATCATCAACTTCATCTAATGGCTGTTGTCCACTATTCAATAGAAGATTATTAGGTTTAGGTGGCTCTATAAAACGATTTACACCTTCTATTCCATAAGGCATAGGTTTAGGTTGAGGTTCAATGTATTCTCTTTGGTAGTCATTTGCTGTGCTAATTCTTTCTGGACTTGCTGTGAAATTGACTTCATCTTGATTTAAAGATGCACCTGCTGCGTCTCTTAATTGATTGTTAGTAAGTAACCTTAATATCTCTGGGTCTAAGCCAACGCCTTGGGCATCTTGGAGTTGTTGCGCCCTAATTAAGATTTTCTCTACTTCGGTCATTTCCATAATACTTTCCTTAATTAATTATTTGAGTTTGCAACTTAATTGATTTTATGATATTATTCTAAAGGACTATCTTATACACAGTCTTGTGTTGCTTCAAACCACCTCTTGAGCCTTTCTAATGTTTCCTCTTTAGTCGGCGTATCGTCCACGTTGTATTCTCATAAATCCTACATTAATAAATATATATTCTACTGCTATCTCTTCCCCATCTGAGAACTCTATGTTCTCTTCAAATAGTTCAAAGCCGATTCCAAATCCCCAGTAGGCATGAATTGACCAAGCGCTATCCATTAGTCTCATACTATTTCTTACCGTACCCTTTTCTACTCTTAACTTTTTTCACTAAGATTACTCCAGAACAGAATAAAAAAAATCCCACCGAAGTGGGATCTAAACAAAGGAGGATGTTTAAGAATATAAAGAAGATTACGTTGTCAGTGAACGCTACTTCCCTATATACCCTCTATTATAGCAAAAAAATAGCCATGAGCCAATCACTTACCCTCAAATAAATATTCTAGTAAGCAACCTATCGTCCCAAAGACTCCTATTACAAACAACAACCACAGAATTAATATTATATCATCCATATTTTTCCCCTTAGTATAAAAGAGAGATGAGCCTAAGCCCACCTCTGAATTGGTGTTAAATCTTTCTTTACCCATTCCTTACACTGCTTTTTGTTGTACCCTATTTCTGACTCTAACATTCTTATTCTGATCTTTGTTTTTCTCATATCGATACCCTGAGAAACTGTTTTACTAACGCCCCTTATTAAACTATCCAATGTACTCTCTAAGCTAATGATATATTTTTCTTTGTGATCTTTAGATACTTCAAATGGAACCTGTTCAGCTCCGTAACAAACTTGATTAAAATATCCGTTATCTACATTGTAACCATGCTTAGCTACCAAGCCAGAGTCAACTTCACCTCTGGAGACTTTATGAAGTCTTCCACAAACTTGGCAAGTACCTAAATGAGTAGCTTGGTTCTTAGTTGCTTTAAAGGTAACTTTTTTTCTTACTACTGGAATAACTGGTAAAGATCTAACTAGATCGTCAAGGTCTTTTAATTGAAGTGGAAACTTAGGGTCAATACCTAGCTTGTTTAGTAAAGGTATATGCTTAACTTTAAAGAACCTAAGATCAAAAGGAATATCACATGAAATTGAATATCTATCTTCATCACTTAGATCATGGCTCTCAAACTCTTTTGATGTAGCATTACTAAATAAGTTGTTAAGAATTTCAGTTGCTTGCTTCTTAGCTACCTTAGTGTAAAACATCTTTTGTTCTATTGCTTCGTCAACCTTTGCTAGCCTAGCAGTTGTTAATTTTTCATTTAATGATGTCATTTTAGTTAGCCCTCTTTAATTGATTTAAGTTATCCGACATAAGAATTGTCTCAAATCACAACTAAGTTGTCAAGCACTTATTTAATAATATTTTCATTAGAATTTACTGATACTTCCAGACTACATAATGGGCATTTATAATGCTCAGTTCTGATATCTTTTTTTAATTCTGTCATTGTATGTACCATACTTTTTTTACACTCACACTTAGGGCAGTTCATATCTTAGGGCTCCATGTTGTTTTTTGTTTAACCTTTCACAATATCAGTTTCTTAAATAGTTGTCAACCTTCTATGCATATATTCTTTTAGCGGTTAGCTTGAGAAGGTTCTCAATAGCATCTTGATATTTAAACTCCGAAGCAAACGGCTCCTTCCCATTAAGGTGCTTAAAGTAAAGAGCTTCTCTTTGTTCTTGAGGTAGCCCTGAAATAATTGCATCCATAATTATTACGTTACGTTTATCACTTTGATCTACCATCTCATCAAAAGCGTGAGTCGAATAACTACCAGTAGACATATAGGACACCTTACTAGGATAGCCAAGCTTATGATTGTCAAACCTCATCCATGTAGACCAAGCGTCTAATAAATAAAGGATCCTAGATATAGGTAAACTCACTCAGTCCCTCCTTCATATACTGGGTTGCACACATTTCCAGAGAACGATTCATATCCCTTTGTTCCTCCATAACTATTATTAGGAAAATCTTCTGCCTTATATTTCTTTCGATCTTTAATTTTAATGTTATCTACTACCCCACCATGATTAAAGAAGTTAGCCAGAGCGCATGGCTTAGGTTGTTTGTAGGCTGTATACTTATTCATTTTCTCGCTGATCAACAACTCACTGGTTACTAACGTTCTGATCACGGCAAATACTGACTGGTAATTCATCCCTATCTCACTAGAAATAATTGCTGTATGTTTTTTGCCTTCACCAATAGTATCTAAAATAAGCTTAGCTAATTCCTTTCTATTGATCGTTCTTCCATCGTCAAAAGTAAACGCATAGCTACTGTCTTGTGCTTCTAAAGATTCTGCCATAATACCCTCCTAAGATACATCTGTTATAAAAGACTTCCATCTATTACCTACCTTAGCCCACCCCTCCACTAACAAAGTAAAATTTCCTTTTCGTAGATGGGGGGTATATTCTGAATCAGCTATCTTACGCTCTCTAGCCTTCATGTTCCCTTTGGTGGTGACCTGAAGAAAATGTAGATCTCCATCATTAGTAACCCCTAGAATATCAAAATTCCATAAATCTTGGCGGATGTGGGCAAACGAATTCCATTTTTCAACTACCTGCACTAATGAATATTCATTGCTATCACGCATTCGTTTTAAAGTTCGCTGTGTTGGGGAGATAGCCATCTACTTATCCTCCAGTGACTTCTTGTGATTCTCATCTACCATCTCATCTCTCCAAGCCACCATCTTTTGATGTTGTTCAAACTGTTCACTATTAGGTTTGCTGTTAAAAATTCTTTTCCAACTATCCTCTAGCTCTTGTTCATTATCTGTTGGTCGTCTACTTGATCCTTTGCTCATTTAATTCTACCCCCTTTGTTATCTCTTATATCGAATGTTCGTTTATTTAAATTTTTAGGCAACTCTAGGTACTCTTCAAACATACACTTACTGGCTTTAGCTTCTGGATAGTGTAGCTCTGTCCAAGCCAATGCTTGTTTACAATTAACAAAATGTCCTTTGTATTCCCAAAGAGTCGGGTCAACACTCATGCTTAACACTAAAACAAATATTGCTGCGTCCATAATTTACTCCATTAAAAATTAAAACTCCATAATTACCTGTGTTGATGGTTTGTGATCTATCTTATACCTTTCAGTCTCCCCTTTAGGGTAAGGCAACACCTCATACTTCAATTTACTTCTTAAAACTTTCTTGTCATTTTTAGTTCCATTAAAAATAACATATCGATGTTTTGCGCTTCTTTTAACTCTTATTGATGAGTCCCCAAAATTATGCCTACTATGTTTTCCGTCCTTCCCTGCCATATCAGTTCTCTCTTTAGTGGTTCCAGTAAATAAAAAGTTACAGGATTGATACACATATCCAATATGGTTTTTTGCGGTATCAGCATAAGAAACAATAATTGTTTTTTGTGGGAGGAGTTTAATAGACCCAGAAACTAACATGCTGGCTTGGTTTTTGTTGTTATTCATTAAGCACAACCTATTCAACTCTAACACCTTGTCTGAATATTCTTTACCACAAACTCCTACACATAAACTACGAGAGGCAGGCATTCCGTATGTAACAACCCCAGCCAAAGCATCCCCATCATACAAACCAAAAGCATACATTATATGAGGGATTCTTTTTGCGTAGTGTACATTTAGCAACCAATCATAAGTTTCTTTGGATTCAATAGGAATTATTTTCATAAATTCTCCAATACCCATTCAAGCATTTCTGATTCCTTGCCGTACTTTTCAATCCAAGTCTTTGGGCTTGTGTGAAATCCATCTTTACCTTGATGGTGGTGATGGCAAAGCGGCAATACCATGAAATTATTATTTTTCTGGCTCATTCCCATACCCTCTCTAATGTGATGAAGGTTTGCAGGAGGTGGATCAATTTCATCATGATACCTTCTGCATATACAACAGCCAAACTCTGACAATCTGTTGAGCCATTGTTTCTCGTCTTTAGTTTTAGATTTTTTTTTAGCCATGTTCCTCTTCTATAAATTTAAATCCATAGGGTCTAGCCCAATCCTGAATATCTTCCTGATACTCAACCATCTCTTTAGTGTTTAGTTCTGGTGTATTTCTAATGTTTAATATTTTCTCATTCTTAATAATTATCTCTTCAGATAAAAATTTGTACTTCATTAACTGGTGCATCTCATCTGCTTCATATCCTAGGTAACCTCCTATAGCCTTAATTAATTTCCAGTAGCGTTTGTTCTGAGCATCACTTCGAGTAAATTTATATTCACTCAACTGAATCCTCCAAGGCTTGCTAAAATCCAAGCCCCTTATTAACTCAATAATTTTATCTACATTACCTTTTGTTATTGTTTTTTTTATTGCGTCCATGCTTAACCCTCCATTGTCTAACTGATTCATCCCAACCTAATGACTTATAAGTTCTGCCATCAACTAATTTTACACGATAATTGACATCCTTACCAAACAGATCCAACATTTCTTTCGTTACGTTTTTTAAGCTCATAATAATCCTAAGAATAATTTAGGCTATCTGGATCAAAATCAAAATTCCAGTGCCCCTCAAATTCATAATGTCTTTGTTTAACTAAATACAATTGAGCGTCTGGGATGTTCAGATAATCATCATGACTAATTTGCCCCAACTCTAATCTCTGTTGCTTATGAGTTCTATGTACAACAAAAACATTATCAACAAGATTGGTTATGTGGGTAGATCCAGATACTGAATGCTTAGTTGGTGCATCGGTATATTCTGAGTTAGATTTTTTAGAGTGAGCCACAACAAAGATGTGAATATTTAAATCTCTAGCTGCAACACAAATCCTATCAATGAACTTCTTTTGACCTTCATAATCATCCTCAGCAACTCCACACTTCATTAAGGAATCAACGATCACAATTTTTACATCAAGCTTTTCTGCTGAGTAATAAATTACGCTCATGATACTTTCGATTCCAACGGTACCTTGTTGATCATATAAATATAAATGACCGTCAAGGTTGTTTATCTTCTCTTGGATAAACTCATTACTAGGTAAGCGTGATCCAGACATCTGCCTTAGTAATCTAGCAAGAGAAGATCTAGGCTGTAGCTCGAAAGAAGCTAGGGTAGTTTTTAGCCCCTTCTTTAATAGCCCCAACATAATCTGACTTAATATCATTGACTTTCCAGACCCAGAAAATCCACTATAAATACTTACTTCTCCAGGTCTCACCCTAAATCCTTCATGAGTTTTATCCCAAGGAAGTACCGTACCTTTATGATAATCACCAGTAAAGTATTCTTGTATCTGGTTTATATAGCTTGATGGATTGTGAATGTTTGTATGCTCATCATTGTCCCTAGTTGAAAAATAACTTTGGATCTCTGATTCGTTGATGATCATCCCTTTGACTTTATCTTTTAGCGTACTCATAACCCTCCCTTATTAATCTGACTGCCTTCATTAATCTTTTACGATCCCCTTCCTCTAAAGCTTTTCCTTGAGCAAGCTCTGCCCCAGCAATTGCAACAAGCAAAACCTCATCCTTTAAACTCTTTAATACAGCAAAAGGATTATATGCTTTTCCAATAGGCTTTAAAAGATCTATTCTTTTTGGAACTATATCGTCTAGATCTAAACCAACCGATCCCAAAATAGATTGTATGTCACACCCTGCAAAGCAATGCATTAATACCCTACCATCATCAGCAAACTTAATAGACAAACTTGCGAGCCTATCTTCATGTGATGGGCATAGACAATTATAAGAGTTTGACTTGGTTGTTTTACTTACCTTATTAAAGTGAGATAATATTGAAGTGTCCATTTTTATCTCCTCTTTTATTATCTATTATCTTCTTATCTAATCTCTTCTTATCTAATCTCTTCTCTTCTAGGGTACTCTCTGGATACTCACTGGATACTGTATCAGTAACTAACCAATCCTTTTGGAGTAGTGATACTATAATATTCTTTAAGGAATCAATAGGTTGTCTAAGCCTAAAAGATATATCTTCTATCTCTGGAAGGTTACCTTTATCCTCAGACCCTAAACACCATAGCTCAAGCAAAGTAGCTTTCTCTTCAAAAGATAGACCATGCCAATCTCGATCATTAAGTAAAGTTCCATAAACTTTAAACCAAGGCATCGACTTATGTTTATAGAGTTGATACTTATCCCAATTCTTAATCTTCATTTAATCCCCCTTTATTTAATTAATCTTCAAGCTTTAAAATAGTTTTAACTTGAAACTGACGAACCTTTGGTATTTCTTTGTTAGGTCTCTGCGCCCATTTCGATACAGCTTGGACTGAGATGTCTAACTCATTTGCTAATTTTCTACGGCTGTTATTAAACAGCTTTATCACTTCGTTATATTTCATTGGGTTCCCTTTAAGTTTTCTTACCCCTAATTGAGCAAGTCATTACAAGGTATCAGCAAACAATTTAGTTGTCAAATAATATCATGTAATTTATTTTACTTTATTTTACTAAAGTGCTTGACAACTTAGTTGTGATTTGAGATACTCTTTTCGTAGGTTAATTAAACAAAGGGGAAATAAAATGAATACAGATAACTTAAAAGAACTAATTACTGCTGAATTTGAAAACGATGCATATTACAACACACCAGTTATTGTAGTAACAAACAATGCAAAAAACTCAGAAACTTTTTCATGTTATATAGACGCTTCTGTAGAATATAACTTACCAGAAATTAATGAATCTCAAAACAGCGACTTTGTTAGGGTTGGTAATGACGGAGATATGATTAGGTACGAATGTTGGGAATCTAATAACGCCCTATCTATTTAATTACTTAGGGGCTAAGCGCCCCTAACTTTTACAAAGGAGAAACAAATGAATAACAAACAAACAAAAACAGAAACCTCAGAATCAGGATATTCTAGCTTAGAAAAAAGTGCACATATATATATCAAGCAACTGGAAGCTAGAGTTTCAGAATTACGAAAAGAAAGTGATGAACTAAAAAGAAGGAATAGCAATATGAATAAAAAGCTTTATGAGCTATGGACATCAAATGTTAAAGGAGAAAAATAATGGAAAGGAAAATATTTAAAGGTGACACCTCTCATGGATCAGCTTGGGATCGTGGATCAAGTGATAGTTATTATAGGAGAATACGCCAACCTCATATCTGGACTTTTGAGGAAAGCACTCTGGGTAAAACAAAGACTGATATAACTCCACAGCAAATTCTTGAGTACCATCTTGGTTTCGAGGACAACGAATTATGGGGAGATAAAAAAGATTGGGGGTAGCAACATGCTTGACAACCTTAAATATTTCAACCATACTAAACCCATCAAGCAATTTCGCTTGTTACAAAGGAGAGCATTATGACTATAGAAGAAAATCAGAACGAGTTGCATGCATTGCAACATCACAATCAAAGTCAATCACCATCGGAAGTAGAGACCAAACTTACTTCTGAAGATTACAAGGAAGTTGACTAATGGAAAAACAATTGCTTAAAGTTTATGACGAATCAGAAACTCATGTTGGCTATATGGTCTTTATTAAACAGTACGTTTATATTCCTAAAGCTGACTTCGATGCTTTGTCACCAATCTCTTTATACAAAAAGTATGGGGAGGCAAAATTGGAGGTTACTGCCAGTGAAGTTAATCGAGACCCAAACTGGAAAGGTTTGCAATAAAGTTAAAATCATTTATAATAAATAACAATTCAAAGGAGATGTTATGAAAAAACAATTAAAAACAGTAGACATAAAAGGCAAGGCTTATGTCATGGTCAACGAACGAATAGCTTATTTTCGTGAGCTATATCCTACAGGTACAATAATAACTGAGCTATTATCTTCCGATAGTGGAACCCATCTTTTCAAAGCTACTTGTATTAATGATGGAACAATTATTGGAACTGGTCATGCTTCAGAGAAAGACGGATCTACGTTTATCAATAAAACTTCAGCGCTAGAAAATGCAGAGACCAGTGCAGTAGGTAGGGCACTTGGAATGTGTGGCATTGGTATTGAAGCTTCTATAGCTACTGCTGAGGAAGTTGGTAATGCAGTAGCTCAACAAGAATCACCTAAGCCATCAGTTGATATTACTGACGACCTAATTATTAAGATTAAAGATCAAATGAAAGTGAGCCACGAAAAAGGTGAGCTCAAAGATTTTTTCTTTACCTTAGCACCAGAAGTTCAAACTCTTGTTAGAGGGTATGCTAATGATCTCCGCTCATCTTAGAGATCCAAGGCGCAATAAAGTTATTACTGCCTCCAATGCTTGGAGTGCAATTAATGACCGTAAGAAACTTTGGAGGGAGATGACGTTTAGGTCTCCTCCATTCCAAGGTAATGTTATGACAGACTGGGGAAACCTTAACGAACCAAAAGCTATTTCTGAGTTTGAGAAGAAGCTTGATACAATCGTTGAGTCTGGAGATAAGTTTGAAGTTCATGATACATTACCCTTCGGAGCCACAGCAGACTTTAAGCTAGATGGTTATGTTGGGGAATGCAAGTGCCCATATACCCAAGTGATCTACCCTAAGATTCCTGAAAGATATTTTTATCAGGTACAGATTCAAATGCTTGTAAATAAATCAGAGGGTTGTCATTTCGTTGTTTGGACACCACATGAGTTGCACCATGAAGTAGTTAAGTTCGACCAAGGGTTCATAGATTGGTATCTTCCTTACGCTAAGGAATTTATGTCATTCTTAGAATCAGACACAGAACCAACCCGATGGAAAAAGAAACCTATTTATAAATTAGAGGAGTAATTAAATGAAACAAATTAATCAAGTTCTTGAAACCAATGATTATAGTATGTTCAAAGTATTAGGCGGTAATCGTGAAGTAAATATGTTACACGTTAAAAGATTAAAAGAATCTATGAGCGTTAAATACATCACAGTTCCAATTATCGTAAACGAAGATCATCAGATCATTGATGGTCAACACAGATTTCAATCTGCTAGAGAATTAAATAAGCCAATCTATTTTATTAAGATTGGCGGATTAAAATTGCCTGACATTCATAGGCTAAACACTAACACTAAGAACTGGACTGCCGACTCATTCTTAACAGGGTATTGTGATCTTGGAAAGTCCCAGTACATAACTTACAAACAGTTTAAGGAAAGGTTTGGTTTTGGTCATAACGAAACTCAGGCTTTGCTATCTAACTTATCTCGTATGGGGGGAAATAGAAACACATCATTCAGGGATGGAACTTTTGTTATTGAAGATTATTCTATGGCGGTAAGAAATGCCGAGAAAATATCTATGTGTTCTCAGTATTATGAAGGCTACAAGAGAAGGTCGTTTGTGTATGCCATGCTAGACCTATTTAAAAACGAGGAATATAATCATGCCGAGTTCTTAAACAAACTATCATTTCAATCTGTAAAGATGCAAGACTGTACCACGATAGATCAATACCTAGTTTTAATTGAAGAGATCTATAATTTTAAAAGAACCAAAGAAACAAAAGTAAGATTTTATTAGGAGAAAATAGTATGACTGATTTTAACAACAACAACCGTATAGCAATCTTTGCTAATAAGGATAAACAAAAAGAGACTCAACCAGATTACAGTGGAAATCTAACTGTAGCCAACATTGAGTTTAAGGTGGCATTATGGAAGAGGACTAGCGACAAAGGACTTACTTACTTAAGTGGCGAAGTTACTAAGAAAGATGATGCTATGCAAGGTGGTGCCAATCAAGTTCAGGCACCTTCCCAACCTGTAGAGGTTGCTTTAGATAGTGTTGAGGACATTCCCTTTTAACTAAGACAAAGAGCTGAGCC